TCTGCAACAATCAGAATTGCTTTTCCTGCTGCGCTTGCGATTTCAGCCGCTTTTGTAATTCCCAAATATGCAGCATATAAGGCAAGGGCGGCGGTTATACCGTAAATGATCGGGGAAATCCACGACCAATTATCAATAATGACCTGTGCGAAATTGAACGCACCTTCCATCAACCACGAAAGTACCCCAAGCATATATTCAAGCCCGGTAGTAATAGCGGAAATAACGCTTTCGATTGTAGCCCAATTTTCATTGATAGCATCAACGAACAAAATCACATAGGGGTAAAGCTGCCCGCCGATAACCTCTTTCATATCACCCCAAGCGTTTGTCATTTGAATAATTTTGCCTTCCGGGGTGTTACTCATGGTTTCGTACAAGCCGCCCCATGATTCTTCAATGATCTGCGAAATAACAGCCGCCGCTTGCATTTCGTCACTCATACTTGCGTAATCGTCACCCAATACTGCAACAAGCTGTTCCTGTGTCGCTGTTCCTTCAATGATAGCCTTTTGAGCATCCGAAAATTCAAAGCCCTTTTTCGTCATAGCATCGTAAGAACCGGACATAATTTTTCCAAGATTGGTTGCGTAGTCCACCATTGCGGTACTGTCAATTTCACCGCCGCCGCTCATACCCATTGCGTAATCTGCAAGGGTGTCCATCATGGAAGTAATAGCGTCTGTATCGGTAAAATAAGTTGCAAATTCAGCACCAGCGGCAATCATGGCTTCATCACCATAGATACCGTTGGATTGAATTTCAGCCGCCTTTGCTGTGATCGTGTCAAATTCAGCTTGTAAAGCCTTGCTTTCAGCCGTAACCGGAACAACCACTTCATCAACGCTGTTTTGAATAGCGTTGATTTCATCAACCGCCGCCGTGGTATCGGCATCCGTTTCAATGGTAAATTGGGAAACATAATCTTCATCAAGCATATTCCCCAAAACAACCATCAACTGATTTTCGGCGTTCAACTGTGTGTTAAATGCTTCCGTGCAATCTTCCACAAAACTAAATGCCTTTTTAATTCCGGCAATTCCAGCATAAGCACTAACAGCCCCGGCAATCATGCTTTTCAGATTGCTTGCGGCATCTGTACCATTTTCGATTTCCCGGTTAAAACGCCCCTGTTCGTTGACATTATCCCGGATATATCGTTCTGTATTAGATACCGTGGAAGATAACCGCATATAGGCTTCATTTGCGGAACGAACATCCATATTTTCAACAGCGGTATTCAATTCTTCCTGTTCCAAAATCGCCTGATTCAGACTTGCCCGCATTTGCTCCAATTCAGCGTTTGCCGTATCAGTTCCCAAATTCATCGGGTTATTTTCGATTGTCTGAATCCTTTCCTGAATAGCCTGAATCCTTGTTTGCATATTTCCCAAATCGGAAATCATGTTCGCCGGGAAAATCTGCGTTTGCCCTGCTTGCGCCGCAATCTGATTTTGGGTGTTGTTCAAAGTGTTCAACATTTCGTTTGTACTTTGAACTTCTTGTTCAAACCGTTCTATTCCCGTTCCGGTGAAAACTTCCAAATTATCAGATTGCCATTCAATAGGCACTTCCACCGGGGCGGGGGTTTCAACCAGCGGATCGGGAACGGTTGGTTCAATCGGAATTTCAACGGGTGCTGAATTTACCGGGGCGGTAGGTGAATCAATGGCGGGGCTTTCTACTTGCTGCATTGCTGCATCCAATTCCTGAACCGCAAGTGTGGCTTCATTCAACTGTTCCCTTATCCCTTGAAGGGAAGCGGTATCAACCGGGGAATCCATTGTTCTTTGCATCTGTTCCATAGCGGAAACAGACATATTCACGGAATTTATAATGTTGTTCAAAATACCCGTGAAATTATCTTGAAGTTCAATCGCTGTTCTAATGGTTGCCATTTAATCACCTACCTTTCTTTTTGGATTTGTTTTGTAGCTTCTTTTCCTTCTTCTTGTCATTTTCCATCTTCACCTTGATTGCCGCCACCACGAAGGCTTTTTCTTGTTCATCAAGTTCAAGGAAAACAGAAGGTAGAATGTGCAATTTAAGAAGGGCATAGTAAGCGAAATTCGCTTCCCAATCCCCTTCTTCTATTAGTTTTTTGCTTCATCCACCTTTTCATCAAAGGAAGTGCTGAACCCCTGAAACTGCTGCACATAGGCGGCAAGATCGTTGTATTCGCCCGGATCATCAACCATAGCGAAAAGCAAATCTTCCGGGGTTTTCACGCCGTAACTGTCCTGAAGCTCTGCATCGTAAAGGTCAGGGCTTGCAACGGAAGCAACAATCATTTTCTGAATGTACTTGCTGGACTGCAATTTCGGGCGGTACACATTGGGCTTGCCCGTAACAGGAACTTCAATCATGCAGCTTTCACGAATGGTTTCGTTCTCTTTGGAAGTGATATGTTTGAACTCCCATTCAAGGGGGTTTCCGTTTTCATCACAAAGGGATTTCGTTACCGGGTGCATTGCGTTTTCCTTCTGCACCTTGTTAGCCTTCATAAATTTAGCGAATTTAGACATTTTTACATTCTCCTTTACAGTTTATCAAAGTAATAGCAAAACCCCTTATATGAGCATATATAAAGCCCACACAAGGGGTTTTGCACCGTGTTAATTGGTAAGGAATCCGGTCAGCTTTGCGAATTCTTCCGGCATGGAAAAATCCTCGAAAGTACCTTCAATTTCTTCATCCAAATATTCCCCGTCTGCATCGAACTTTGCCAAAATGCCGCCGTCCGTGTTGCAATCATAGAAAATAATGGTCTGTCTGCCAGCATCCGAACCCGGATCATCGTTCGTAATCTGCATTTCAAAGTAGGTATCAACGCCCGTGTTCTTGTAGTCAATCAACGCTGCACGAAGCACCGACTGATTGTAATGGGCTGTACCGCTGAAAGTACCTTCCATACCGCAAGATTTGTGACCTACCATGATAGCACCCAGCCGGGGAACGGTGGTTTTGGTTTTTTCAACCTGTGCTTCCATGTCAATCATCTGCATAAAGTTGTAACGGCGGCTTCCAATGGTGATAAAACATTCAGCCAGCTTTGCGGCAATGGTATCTTTGCCCTTCATAACAATGTTGTCATTCATTTATTTTCACCCCTTCCTTATGCCACGGTAACGGTCATATACAGTTTACCCATTGCGTTCACAACGGTAACTGCATCCGTTACCACAACAGACTTCTTTGTATCGCCCTGTGCAACCGAAATATCCGAATCGCTGAAATTCTCAATCGCCCGAATATCGTTCAACTGCTGGTGGTGCTTCACAATATCCGACCAAAGGGAAGTTCTACCCGCCGCATCGTTGGGAACAACGCCCAAATACTTTGTATTGAACAGAACGGCAATATCGTTTGCAATCTGGTCAATCACACGGATTGTCTGATTGTCCTTGAAAATATCTCCCTGCGTGTCGGAAGTAGTAACCATGCTGTTAATATCTTCAAGTACACGAATATCCGAACCGACCTTGTGAAGCGTGAATTCGCCCGCCTTGATTGCCTTTTTCAATTCATTCTGCGTGTAGTCCACATTGACGGTGAACTCACCATCATAAACCTTGTTCTGATTGCTCTTGTTCACCTCGCAACCAGCGGAAACGCCCGTAACCCAATAGACAAGGCTTGCTTCACTCCAACCTTCATCAGTTACGGCGTTCTTCACATTGATAGTTCCGTAGTAATCAGCGGCTTTCTGATAAACTACAAGCTGGAATTTCACGCCCATTTCATCACGCAAACGCTTGACAAAGGAAGTGAAAAGCCCCTTTGTGGTATCATCCGTAACCACAACGCCCATAGCGTTATAGGTATAGGATTCAATCTTATCAAGGTAGGTCTGATAAGCTGTTCCGTCAATCGTGCCATTTTCGCCCCCGGTCAGCGGGGTTGCCGCCGTAACTGCCAGCGTTGCGCCGCTCTTAAACTTCACATACTTGTTTGCTGTCAGGTCAGCCGCCTTTGCAACGGTCTGTTCGTCAACCGTGGTAGTATCAAGCACGGTCTTAACATCAAACAAAGTAGCATCATCGGCGTTCTTCTGAATAACGATTTTCAGATCATTGCCACGAATCCCGGTGTAAAGGGCATCCGCATAGGTGTTTGCCGCCTTCTTGCCCCCGGAAGTCAGTTTGTACGCATAAAGGGTTTGAGTGTTCAGGAACAGATCACGCAAGCCCTTCAATTTCTCGCTGGTATAGTCATAACCAAAGATTTCCATACTGTTCTTCTGAAAATCGCCGTTGGTTACTTCAAAAACTTCCCCGTCAACGCCCCAATCCAATTCAAGGGGCATTGTTGCAACGCCCCTATCAGAAAGGGTTGCGCTTGCGGAAGCTGCCGAAATGAAATTGATATAAGCACCCGGCAATTCCTTGTTCTGTGTAACAAAAGTTCCACCGCCTAAAGCCATATTATTTCACCTGTCCTTTCATGTAATCATCAATCATCTTATCCACGGCTTCAACCGTGTACTGTTCATCAGGGGAAAGAAGGGAATTCACAATATCTTTCCTATCCTGAAAGTGTTCCGCTGCAAGCAACTGTTCCTTTGAAAATTTATCTTCAATTTTTTCAGGATTGCTTGCGGCTGTCTTTTTCGCTGCCATTCAATCACCTTATCCTTTCACGGAAACATTTTCCGAAATTTCTTCCATAGGAACGGAATCAGCAACCTTGTAAACGAACAAATCATAATTCACAAAGAAGTTCAAAATTCCGTCTACTACTTCATACCTCATTTTTGAACCCCGCACCAAATCCCCGGTAACGGTCAACCATTCAAGGCAAAATTCCATCCTTTCAGCAACCGAATTACATTCTTCTTTCACCCGCTGCTTGTCAGCCGGGAAATACTGAATACAAAACTGATTTTCCCGGAAGTACCGCTTTCCAAGAAAAAGGTTGTGCGTGGGGTTGATACACGAAATAAAAAAGCAAGGCTCTTTCAAACCCTGCTTCACATCTTCCGTATAATTTTTGTAGGTATCACCAAATTCAGCATTTAAGGAAATGCTGATAGATTGAATTATTGAATTTATCATTTCATGCACTCCCCTAAAAACTTTTTGATTTTCTGTTCCAACACTTTAGGGGCTATATCCTGAATTTCCTGTTCTGAAATCGTAAGCATGAACCGACCTTGTACCCACCCTGAATGATCCGCTGTCCGGTGTCCATACTCCACATAGGAAGCATATTCAACCGGGTTCACAATCTCAATAACAAGGGTGTTTCCAAAGTGGTTTATTTTCAGGGAATCAGCGTACTTTGCAGCACTTGATTTTCCCCCGCTTGCGGCTTCTTCATGGCTTGCGGAAGTCCAGCCCCGGCGAAGTGTACCGCCTTTCTTGCCTGAACTCTTTGGGTATTCTCCAACGGGTGTACGCTTGATAACTTTGGCAAGTAGCCGTGCGGCAAGTTCCTTTGCACATTCATCAACGAACGCTTCAACATTCGCATCTTGAATCTTGTTCAACTTCTTTTGAAGTTTTTTCAAGTCAGCCGCCGAAAACTTCCCCATCTTTCCCATTTACGCCCACCCTTTGAACAGTTCAAGCATAATTTCCTTGTGGGAAGCGTAAACGGCGGGTTCACCGCTTGCGGAATATTCGGTTTTTACCCCGTTTTGCTCCACAACGATTTTTGAACCAGCGTTTACAACAACTTCCGGCGATATGAATAACTTTGTGCCTTGTGAAACTGCTGCGGCTGTGTCGGTCTGAACAACGGCGTTCAAACTTTCAAAAGACAATTTGCAAGGCTGATTTTCAATTACGGGAACTTCTTCTTGACGGGTGATTTTGTTTTCGTCTGTTACTTCCTGATATTCAATGATCGTGCAAACACCCGTGTAATAGGTGCTTTCAATCGCTTTCCTTGCCGCTTTTTGTGCGGCTTCAAGTGACTTTACCATCTAATCTTTCTGTAACAGGAAAATTCATCACGCCCATAAGTAAGAAGGTAGTTCAAGAAGTTATCTAACCGCTGTTCGGCGGTCAAACTTCCTTCCCCGGTTGCAAATACGGTGTTGGTATCACCTGTTTGTATCTGCTTTACCGCATAATCTAAATCAAGCCCTGCAATATCATCCGGTGAAAATGCTTTCTTTGCCGTTAAGAACTCACCGATAGCCATATCAATAGCGATATTCTCTAACCCGTCAGGCACGGAAGATACATTGCAATCATTCTTGATAGTGTTTTCCACCTTCTGAATGGAAAAAGTCAAAATGACTTCATCACCATCTTTCAGGGTGTACCCAAAAGATTGCAAGCGTTCCTTTACCTTTTCAAGCATAGGAATCACCGCCCTTCAATTAGCCCTTAGAAACGATTTTTGCAATCGCAATAGCCTTGTGCGGGATTGCTTTGGTTTCGTCGTTGATAATGTTCCAGTTCTCACCGTTTTTCAGGTCAGCATTGGAAGCGGAAGCGGTAATGCTTGCGGGCTTCTCAAAAGAAATACCATCAACGCCGCAAATGAAGCGGTCACGCACATAAAGCGTATCCTGTCCACCGTTGGTTTTCGGATCACGGCTCATTTCGTAAGGAACGGAATCCCCAATATCATCAAGGATAATAGAACCTTCACCGAGAACATAGGAAGTATAAGCCGTATATGCTGCCACATCACCGGAAGCCGCTACTTCCTCAGTAGGCATATTGTCATCGACAAGAACAGTTCTACCGTTCCAAGTGCCGATAGTAAGATCACGCTGCACACCGTCCGCATCGGTATAGGTCAGATACTTCAACAGGCGAAGATTTTCAAGGTTGGTTGCAACCTCGCTGTGCATGATAACCAGCTTGAAAATGTTCTTGTTATCGCCACAAGCCTTCTGAATAGCCTTGTTCAGCGTAGAAGCACCGACAACCGCATCATCCCCGGTATTTCCGGTAATGTCGTAAACATGGGCTGCAAGGAATTCCTTTGCCGCCTTTGCCGCAACACTCGTTCCGGTGGTTTTCATGGAAAAGATACCTTCAAGGATTGCAAGCAAAATAGCCTGCTTCACTT